ACATAGCAGCCGGGGACGGGCATGAGCGCGATCTCGCCCTCGCCCTGATCGACCTCGACCAGCAGTCCTGCGGCTTCCAGCGCATCGTCCATCTGCGCCTCGGTGTCGGTGCGGAGCATGTAGTCGGTCATAGGGTGGTCAGGGAGTTAAGGGTTGCTTGCGGGAGAGCCGTGGGCCAGAACTTGAATGACTGAAAATGCTGTCTGCCGGTCAAACCGCCGAAAGGACTTCCCGCATCATTTCCAAAGCCGATAATGGTTTGGTTGAATGATGTGATTGCTTGCGTATTGCTATTTGCAGTCGCGCCATTGCTGGAAACCAGTTGCGATCCGTTCGTTACGCTGATCGCAAACTTTCGCGCAACGCCATAGGTCAACGAGTTGGGGCCGAACGACTCGGTGGCAGTCGTGCCATTACTTGTGCGATGAGCCGTGTTGTATGTGCCGTCGTTGTAATAGTACGAACGCGATCCCGAATCGCTTGGCCCTCTGATGCAGACCATTGGAGGGAATGAACCAGACTGACGGCTCTGCGGACTGCACGACCACAACATCGAATAGCCAGTCGTGATGCCAGTAAACCACGACGAGAAGTTTGTCCCGGTCATGCTGCACTCGTCCGCATTCCTCGTCCCCGTGCTTGCCCCGGTCGGGATGTATGACGATGCGCCGGAGCCAGCTTCTATTTGGCATCCATAAACAAGAACATCGGCGGTCTCATCGTTGCCGATGATGTTGTCCCAAAGCATGATTTGCGCGTTTGCGTCTGTACCAGACAGCGTGTAGGTGTATTGAAAACGCTTCCATGTCGTAGTAACGACGCAGTTAAATCCGGCAGGATCGGCACCGATGCGAAGTCCAACATTCTGCGTAGCCGCACCACCGCTCGCGGTGTTTGCCTTCATCCACACCGACATGGTGTACGGTTGTGACGCGGAACCTACTGCCGAATTCCTAATGCGACTAAATGTGCCGCCCGTCTTGTTGAAGGTAATACGAGTAACCGTTGATGCACCATCCGGGCCAGTCTGCGAAACAGTAGAGACTGCTGGATTTGCCGCGCCGCTGTTGTCAAGCAACCAAACCGCATTGGAAAAATCGTTGCTATATGTCAGCAGGCTGCTTGCACTCCCCTCAATCAGCAGCCCACGAGGCGTGGGTGGCGTAGTGGTGGGGTCGTAGTCGAAGCGGGGGGTGTTGATTGCCGCGCTGGTGACGTAGCCGCTGCTGTTGATGTACGTTCCGGTAGTGCTGCGCGTGAACGTCAGGCGCGAGTCAAGGACACCCGTGGTGAAATCAAGCGACAGCGTGGAACCATCGCCGGCACGAGTCATCAGCTTGCTCGCAACGGACGAGCCGCTGATCCGTGACATCCTTGGGCGGTTGGCGCGGTTCATCAGAGGGTGGACCAGAACGCGCCCATGTCGGGCGTGCCGCTGGACTTGAACTGGGCGGTGACGTACTGCGCGCCCGCCAGGTCGATCATGGCGTAGGCAGGTTCCACGTTGGCCGTTGCGGCCGTGGCCGGGGAATACAGGTTGCCTGACGGGGTTCCCGCGACCTGCGTGATGCCGCTGAAGGTACGGTGATTGGCCGTCCCGTCGATGGTGTAGTTCGGGACCGTGCCGCTCGTAAAGGTCAGCGTCAAATCAGCCACAACGGTCGGAACGTACCAAAAGGAAGAAACATTCGACCGCGTGTAGGTCAGCCCGGTCGGAGTACCAGCGGTCGTTGTGATCGCCGTACCACCTGAGGTTGCCGAGAGCTGGAACGTGCTTGATCCGTTCGTGGCGATGATGTAGTAAGTGGTCGGGTTTGAATACGCCGGAAGGGTGATTGATCCAGTACCGCCAAATGTTCCGGCAATGGTCAGCGCCTGCCCGACCGCCAGGGTTGGGTTGGCATTACAGGTAAAGTTGCCGGCTGTATCCGCAATGGTCACGCCCGTGAGCGTGCCGCTGGTGTCCAGGTACTTGCGCCAACCAAGGAGCCGCATACCGATGGCGGTCTGCGCGGTGGTTGCCGACACCATGAACGGCATGACGTAGAGCAGCGAGGGGTTCTGCCCGTTGACCGATGCCGAGGTGTAGTCGAACAGCAGCCCGGTGGTGGGCGGGGTCTGAACGAGGGTCGCCCCGCCAGCGGTGTAGGTGGCCGGAACGGACGCGGCCGTCACCTTGCGGAAGTTGTTCTGTGCGGTGGTGATGTCCATATCAGAGTTCTCCTCGGCGCTTCATGTCGAGCGCAATGGCAACCGCCTGGTCCTGCGGCTTGCCTTCCTTGATGAGTGTGCGGATCTTGTCGCTGACGGCCTTGTCGGCCTTCTCCATAAGCTTGAGGCCGGCCTTGTCCTGCTCGGTATCATCGATCTCGGGCTTGGCGGCGGTGGCCTTCGCGCCGGGGCGGGAAGCGGTAATACGCGCCGAATTCATCTTTTGTACTTCCGATGCCTTGCGCTTGATCGCGTCAAACTTTGCAGCCAAGATTGCAGTCTTGCGAACTATGTCTTGACTCTTGTCTGCATCTGCCTTCATGTCGTCAAAAGACTGTCCGTATTCCATACCAAGACCGCTTGCGTCCATAGAAACGTTGTCCATGTCACGCAGAAGCGAATTGAGTTCTTTGATCAACGCAGCAAACTGATTTGCCTTGTCATTCTTCTTTTGCTTCTTTGCAGCAGACTGCTTGTCTTTGAGATTCCACTCAAAGTCGCTTGCGAGACCTTGAAGGCGTTCGGCCGCCTTGAATGCTTTGCTGATCTGCTTCTTGTATTCCGTATAAAGTTGACGGCTCTGTGAAACAAATTCGGTCTTTTCACCCAGGCGCGAGAACGTTCCCGACTTTTCCACCTTTTGTGCGTTGCGGCGAATCATGTCCGCCTTTTGGTTCAATGGCACAAGCTTGCGAAGTAGGTCTTGAGCCTTGGCTACTTCTGCGCGCAGCTCTTCAGTCGTCTTGATTCGTCCCTTGTATTGACCAAGTTGACTCGCCTCAACGGCAAGATCGTTGATTTTATCTGCCAACCAATAGGCTTCAACCTTCAAAGCCTTGAATTGGTTTCCCTTTTCATTCTTCCGGTTGTCGTCTGCGGCATACCGAAGGATTTTTTCAAGATTCTGACAAGCATCCCACGACTTGATAATCTTGCTCAATGCGTTGCTGATTTGAGTGTTCAATGCCCTATCAGCATCGCTCATCTGTGAGGCGAACACAGTCTTCGCTTGAGACCGAGAGAACGGGGTCTTCATGGAAGACTGCACGAACACACGCGCAGCCACCGCGGCCTTGAGGCCAGCAATGAGCCGCTGGATATCGGCCGTGGAGTTCATCTTGGCAATCATGCTGCTCGTCACCTTGACGTAATTGTCAAGCTGCTTGAACCGAGCATCGTTCAGATCGGCCATGTAGTCGTAGTTGCTCTTGGCATCCTCCGCGGCCTTCTTCGCGGCGTTCAGGCCGGAGGCATACTGCGGCGTGGTGGGATCAACGGGCTTTGCCGTGGCGGCACTCAAACCGCGGCTGATGCGATCCAGGATGCCCATCTTCGCCTTTGCGCCAGGTCGCGCAAACACCCCGAGCCGCTGTTCGATTTCGTTGCGATTGTTGCTCATACCTTCCATCGTAGCGTCCTCCTATGCGATTTATGCATTCACAAATCCGGGATCGGGAATCTGCCGCGTGTCGATGAGCTGCTGGCGCTTCCCGTTGTGCCGCTTCAGCGCGGCGTAGTTCACGTTGCCATTCACATCCGTCCACCCGCGCTCGAGGGCGCGAGCCGCCGGCACGGGTATCAGCGCGCAGCGGCAATTACTCACGATCAAACCGTCAGCGAGTAGAATGCCGCTGCTGCTTCGGAAGTCATACACATGCCCCTCCCACTTAGAAACAACATCGACATCGACAACATCGTCAAGCGTTACCGTGCCGGCGAAAGCACCAACCAAATCGCCAAATCGCTCGGCGTATCTCGTGGTGCGATTGATCGCCGACTCCTCAAGCGAGGCATCAAGCTCCGCACGCAGGGGGAGGCCGAAACGCTCAAATGGAGCGGAATCAAGCAAGATCCGGCTGCCGTCAAACGGCAATGCGGGGCGGCTTGGGCTGCCGTTCGTGGCCGAAAGCGAAGCATGAACGAATTGATCCGATGCGCCAAATCCAAGGCTCGGCTGACCAGCCCCGACGAGCTGCCGCTCTTGGAGGCTATTCGCGCCCTGGGCGTTGAACACATCGAACACCAGTACGCGGTCGGTCCTTACAACGTCGATTTCGCCATGCGCGCTCATGGCATCGCCATCGAACATATGGCCGTTGGCCTTCGCGCTGACAGTCGTACGGGTTACAGCCTTCGCCGCGAGCGCGTTGAATATCTGCAAGGCCGTGGGCTGCAAGTAGTTGCCCTGGTTGTATCCAAGTCCTTCCGCCGCGTTCACGGGCTTGACGCTGCGGCGCAGCATCTTGTCGCCAACCTTGACAGCGTGGGCCGGAATCCATCCCCGGTCGGTCAGTATTGGGTGATTGGCTGTCGCTGCGATAGTGCCACCCGACCGCGTATTGAGGTGTACCAGCGCACCGCAATATGACGTACGGAAGCCCATGTCCACGGCCCCCTCAACAGGTTGCCAAGACGGGAAACAGTTGAATCCGCACGGCGGTGCGATCCCCTGGCGGTCGAACATCTCCATCGTGCCGATGTAGCCGTCCAAGCCCTGATGCGTGGGCCGCGTCCGGTTGTCCCCGGTCGCGCTGTATTCCACCAGCGGCACGAACGCCTGCACCTTCGGTTCGCGCAGGGTCTCCGCAAGCCCTTCCGTGGCCGCCCGGTTGGTGTTCGTGCGTAGCACGGTCTCAAGCCGCGCCGTGGTCAGGTGCGTACCCGTGACCATCTGCGTGGTGGTCACGAAGTCCCCGAGGTTCATCTTGCGTATCCACTTGCCCACCACGGACTTGCCGGGTTTCTCTTCGATGACGCGGGCAATCAGCTCCTGCGTCTGCCGCGTCTGCTTGGGGTTCATGGCGGTCACAAAGAACGTGCCGTCCGTGATCCGCTTGGCCGTGGAGATTTGCCCACCCTGGGGGTTGACCGTGATGCCGCGCAGGAGCGAATCAAGCACCGGGTTACGGGCGCGCATATCGGGCAGGGCGTTGTCGCGCTCGTGGTCGGCCACCTCGCCGCCGCTGCGCTGGGCGGCCTCAATCAGCACATCCCAATCCGTGCGCGAGATCGGCACGCGGGTGCG